GTGATGCTCCAAGTTCATCTGGTTCATCTGCAACTCTCACTTCAACTTGTGAGTAAATTGCTTGTGCTGGGGCTTCTTGCAAAACAACTGAATTGTTAATAAGTTCATATCTGGTTCTTGATAATTCAATCCAGACATCATCTTCTACACGCTTTAACCAAACCGCTACATTTTGTTTAGAACCAATGTGTTTTGTTGAAACAAAGGTTCTTGAACCAAAAGCAGTGGAAAATATCTCTGACTGAATTGCCATTAAGTTCTCCTACTTCTTGAATTTACATTACCCTCAAAAGCAATGCCGTTAATTTTAAAACCGTTTTCTGTTCTACTCTCAATTCCAATCTTTATGTTCTTTGCATTACCAAAAATAATTGGTCTGCGATTGATGGTATTTCTCTCTTTTACCGTCCTAATTGTATCACGATTTGTATCCAAAACATAAAGATTAAAGCTACTATTTGGTTCGCTTTGAACTTGTACTGTTTTGAATTGTGTTATGGTACTAAAGTCTTTTTCTCCTTTTAGACTTGGCACCCATTTACCAAACAATATGTTTGCATTAATCAATGTATCACCAGCATCTAAAAATGCTCCAGTGTAGTCTTGCGGAAATACACTCATGCTTTCTATTTGGTTCACCGTTGCAATATCATCTTCGCTAAAAATCCAAAAAGAATCATTGTCCCATACATTAAAAATATTCCAAGTCGCATCAGCAAGCACCCAGTTTTCCTCTACACTAGCACCTCTTCGCTTGATTGCTAAATATAAGTTTCTCTCTAAGGTAAATGTTGCAAACACATCACCATTGAACTCCCACTTGAACCAAGAAGATTGTACTCTGTCGTTTCCACTGTCATAGTATTTGTAAACAAAAATAGTGTCACTTCCGCTTTTACTAAGAAACAACATATTATTTACAGCACTTCCACTAAGCCTATCAATGTCACCATCAATATATGCCTGACAGTGGGCTGTGATGTCATTACCTGCAATGGTATTTGTTTGTGTTGAAATATAAAATTCCATTACAGCAGAATAATCACCACGCTTTACAACAAAGAAAACCCTGTTGTTCATAAACAAAGGTCTTACATTTTTGTTAATCTCATAAGCAGAAGAAGGGATAAATGATATTGTATTTGGAGTTAAAACATCAACGTCTTTTAATCTAAATTGCATTGTTTCAGAAGTAAGCATTAAACTATCTTCCATGTTTACCGCATACTCCAAACGAACCAACTGAGTTGAGTTAATAACTACGTCAATAGCATCACTGTCTAAAAGACTAAGTGCTGTGGTTCTAAAGAAGTTACCAAACTCAGAAACCTCACTTAGCACTACCGATGACGAAGTGATGAAACCAAGTCTATTTCTTAGAAAGAAAATATCCTTGATTGGTTCTCCAATGAAGCTTGGCACTGGTGTAAATTCATCATCACCAACTTTACGCTCTACCCAACCGTCCCAAGGTTTACATGTAAATGTATCATTTGCATTTCCTACTATTACATGTGGCATTGTGTTTTCATTTAAGAGATATTTACTTGTTCCATTGATAACCTCTTTCCAAACACCATCAACCCTTGCAACATAATATGGTGTTTTTGTTCCAGCAGTTCCAGAGATTTTAATTACTTCATCAGTGTATGGAAAATTCAAAGGCAAATCACTAATTGTTGTTACTGTATCAATCCAAGAAACAGAAGCTTGATTCCCATAACTATCAGAAATTGAACATGTTTCAAAATCTGTAGCAGATGAAAGCTTAACAATAGAACCAGATGAAACAGCTGTGATTCCAGCATGAGCATTTATTGCTGTTGCTAGCTTTGTTGCAACCGCCGTTGTATTTGTGTCTGTTGCGCTACCAGTAAATATTGAACCACCTGCCAGTTTTACAGAGTAAGAATAAGTATATCCATATTGAGGGTCTGCAACCTTTACCCAAATAAAAGCTGTTTTCTTTGATGCTGTGTATGGTGGTAAGTTATCCTTCATTGCTGGTACAGCTCTCTTGTTTGTAACAAATGTTGTATCACCAAGCGTTAAGCATGAATAACCATTCGCTCCGCCAAAAGAACCAGTGAGGTATGTTTTAGCAAGTCCTTCGTAAATCACTTTTGTGTTTGCTTCATTGTAAACAGTCCCGTTAATAATATCGACAACAACAAGTCCAATGTTTGTTATGAAAAAAGAATATCTTTCATCTTGACCATCAACATCACCCCTATCATAATTGTAAACAAACATGTCATTTGAATAATCAACTACATCAGTAAGTTCAATTTTGGTTGTTGGATTTCGTTTTAATATCCCTTGGTTGATTGTTGGGTAAGCATTTACCATCTCCTCAACTTGTGATGGTAACCTTTGTTCGGCAGGTTGTTGGTTCACGCCATTAAAGATACCATCAATTTGATTTCTGATAAGCATTAATTACCTCTCACATTTACTTCTCTACCAAATGTTCCTGATAGCATATTGTATTTTGCTGTTCTACCGTCACTCCGCCTTGCACTAATATATGCCTGATGTTCGTCATCTTCTGAAAACTGATAATGCTGAACATCCCCAATCATTCTGTATTGATAAATGCGACTTGCACGGATTGTAATAAAGTGTCTAAGTGGGTGTGATAGTGTGTTGAAGTCCATGTCCCAAACAACTTTACACTTTACTGGTTCAGTAAAGATTGCACTTTGCTTGGACTTTGAATATAGCCTCCAATCACGAACAACAATATCAGCATCTTGTGAAGAAATATCCAAAACATTAGCAGGTACACTAATGTACCCATCTAAGTTTGGCGTGAACTCCCATTCGTCGTCAGTGTTAAAGTCCCACTCAGTAGCAAGTACAGCCTTTTTGACCTCTTCGATTGTATCAACAGCTTTTTGTGCTTCAATGATTTCGGCAAATTCAACATCAGATGAAATAGCCAACTCGTTAATGGATGATAAGAGAATGTTTACAGAATAAAGTAAAAGTTTTTGTGAATCAAGCATGGGTTACTCCTTGACATAACCCTCCGAAGAGGGCTATAAAAAGAGTTAAATTGTTTTCAACGAAGCCGTTGAACCAGCTCGCAATGCACCCATGCCGTTGGAGAAATAGGCAGTAAGCAGTTTGGCATCCAAGAAGTCAGCTTGCTCAGTAATTTTAGACTGAACGTCCCACAACTTAACGATACCAGCAGATTGGTAGGTAAACGCAAGAGCAACAAGCGCAGCAGTGGCAGGCATATCGTTTGACTGTAAAATTACAGCACCACTTACTTGTTTAACAACACCTGTATCAAAACCTCCGTTTCCATTTGTGAAGTCAGCATTTGTTGCACGGTCAGAACGAACCACATAGGAGTAGTTTGTTGGTGACATTACAATGTAAACCATACTATCATCATCATTTTCACGAATCTTAGCAACCGTAGCATAGATTGCATCAGCGATTGCGTTACCTCTTTCAACTGGTGTTCCAGTACCCATCGCCGCACTTACAGTAACAATACCGTTTCCATTGCCAACAAGACCAGTAGCCAAACTGGAAGCCTCAACTGCGGCGATTGCTTTACGCTCAACGAAAGCACCAAGTTTAGAACCAACTTGACGAACATTCATTGCTACGGTATCGTAGTTTGCAACAGCCTCAGACCATTTGTCGATACGACGTGCAACATATTGTGGACGGTCAAGATTGATAACGATTTCGTCTTGTGTTCCATTAGTCACGTCAACTTGTGCGCCAGCGGTATAAGTAGCAACGCCAGCATTGGTAGCGTCCTCTTTACCTTCGATAATGAATTGACCACCTGTACCGTTTTGAATAGTTTTTGTCCAAAGCAATGGAGCAACAACCATCTTGCGGGTATAAGCTTCAATAACGTCTAACTGTACGTCTCGTGAAAGAGTTTTTGTAGTATCTGAACCAACATTGGTGGTAGTAGCACCTGTGTAAGCCATTTGATTTCCTTTTTACTGATTTGATTTAAAATCTGTGTCGAGAACTCAACCAAATTTACAATCAGCAAAAAGTACCTTTTCCAAACGGCTAAAGGCTTTTTGTAGAAAGTCATTTGTTGGTTGAAATTAATCCAACACAACATTTTGCGTAATTATAGACAAAAAACAGACAGCTTGTCAAATATACAACAAACTGCCTATTTTTTAATCACCTCTCTGTTTAAAATATAACACTGTCAGGAGTGATGTTTAGCCTTGCCCTGTGACGTGCTTGGGCATTTGCATCCATCCTTCCACGAGCAGAATTGATATAAGCTCTGTCTTTCAATACTTCTTCTCTTGTGGCATAAGGTTTTACACCATTACTATTTGTTGGCGATTGACCTCGTAATCTATCTTGCGGTTCAGAATTGCCAACCTTTTCCTTGTAGGTAGAATATAATCCTCTAATTGCGAACTCACTCATACCTCCTGAAACGTCTTTGTCGAAAGCATTTCTTTGGTCCTCTGATAGGTTTTCCCTTGCCCAATTAATCATTGATTCATATTCTTCTCTACCGCCAACAACAGCATGTGCCTTTGATAGTTTTTCTTTCAACTCAATTGCACCAAGTTTCACATCACGAATATCCAAACCATGCTCAACAAGCTTCTCTTCCATCTCTGGAGTAAGTTGCATATCGTTTTGCATAAATGTTGGTAGCAGTTCCATGATTACTTCTTGTTGTTTTGCTTGAACCTCTTGTGCTTGTGCTTGCTTTTCAGCTTCACTTTGGCTCATTTTTTCTTTTTCTTTATACTCCCTAACTG